CCCCGGAAGCACTGGTCAAGTAACTCCCGCCCTAGAACACGTCGAACCAGATTCTGACGCTAATAAGTAGGCTAACAAAACTGGAATATGTTAATGTAGCATTATTTTGGCATTTTAAGTATGCTAGATAATCTACTAAATAATGTTGACATATTTAATAAGTTGAAGGATGCGGTTCTTAATCTTGATCCTGTGAGTTTTTGCGAAAAATATCTAACGCTGGATGGAAAGCCTTTTCAGCTGCGTTCTAACGGGTATAAGCCTTTCGTTGATATCTATCGATGTATCGGCTTAAAAGCTCTGGAACGAACCCCTTCTTCAAAACCCATTATTCTTGTAAAAGGGCGTCAGGTTGGAGCAACAACCATGGCCGCTTTTTTGGAAATGTATTGGATGGGCAATGGTATGTTTGGAACTAATGGTAGACCACCAATTCGTATTATGCATTGCTTTCCTCAGTTAGATTTGGCAGCAGCATACACCAAAACAAAGCTCAACCCCGTAATTTCACAATCAATTCTTGTTCCTGGGCAGAAAATTAGCCTTGGACGAAAGAACAAAACTTATATGCAGAGTCTGTTGAGCATGGATGTTGAATCATCTCAGCAGTATAAAGAATTCCAGAATGGAAACCATATCTGGATTGAGTCAACTGGATTGAACGCAGACCGTCTTCGTGGTCGAACAGTTGATGTAATGATTTTTGACGAAGTGCAGGATATGCCTTCTGACGCCATCTCTAACGCTACAAAATTGTTAGCAAAAGCTCAGTATGGCGCAGTCGGTGGTGGCGTTCAAGTATATATGGGCACTCCGAAAGGAAAAAGCTCTAAATACTATAACATGTGGATGTCTTCTTCTCAGCAATATTATCACCTTGGCTGTGAAAGCTGTGGAGAATATTTCCCGCTTTATACTCCTGGGTCAGATGAGTGGGAAAGCATTTGGCTATATGGGTACACGGTAAAATGTCCTCATTGCGGTAAGTTGCAGAATAAAAATGATGCAGCTGAGCGCGGTAGATGGATAGGTCGTAACGATGAAGAGAATTGCGACATGATTGGTTATCATATCAATCAGTTGTATATGCCCGAATTTACCAAAGAGCGCATTGAAAAAGAAAAACCTGGAAAGAGCCCGATCAATACTGAGCGAGCTTGGATGAATGAAGTTTTGGGAGAGTTTTATGCGGGGCAAGGCGTAGGTATTAGCACCGAAGAAATCAGACAATATTGCGCTGACTTTGAGCGGAAAATGCGCGCAAGAATACTTCCTTCTGAAAATAAGAGAGTATATTTAGGAGCAGACTGGGGCAAAAAGGTTGACTTAGACGTAAATGAAAAAGGTGAGAAAAAGACCCAGCAAGGTCAATCCTACAGCACTATCGTAGTAATAGCCGTAGAGGGTCCTGAGCTTGTTAGCATTCAATTCGCCACAAAGTTACCTAGAAACGATCTTCAATACAAAGTAGAGGTCATTGAACAGGCTTATCTAAATTATAACGTCAAACTGGGCGTAGGAGACATTGGCTATGCTGGAGACCTTACTGAAATCCTGCAAAATAAATTTGGTGATAAATTCCTGGCTAGCGAAGCTTCTGGAAGTAAATTGCAACACAGAGTTAGCTTTAAAGAAGATGTTTTCCCAAAGACAATCTTGTTCGATAAAAACAAACTCATAGAAGAAATGTTTTCTATGTTCAAGAACGGCGCAATCCGTTTCCCCTATGGAGACTTTGAACGTTTGGCGTGGCTTGTAAACCATTGTGCAAGTATGGAGGTCAAACCCACCAAAGATCGTTCTGGTGATACGAAGATTACTTACGTAAAGGGAGGAACGCCAAACGACGGCTTTATGGCACTAATTAATGCCTATCTAGCGTTTAAATTTGATATTAGTGACGGCTTTAAAAACAAACAGATGTTACATAATATAGATGAGCACAAGTTCAATGACGATAGCCCACAGTATAGCGGCGCTATTTTTAGAACTAGCAAAAAATGGACGTTGTAACAAAAGGACGCGATGACTGAGAAAAATATTCCTCCACAAATTATGTCGATGCTTTATTCTAAAGCAAACCCTGTAGCAAAAGGGAAATTCTCTGAAGATGGAATAGTTCGTGGAGAGTTTCGGGCCGGTAAAGGACAGGAAAGTGTTAAGAGAGATAACCAAACGATTTATTCGGCTTCTAGTGTAATTCGTAAAACGGCTACTACATCAGCAGCAGATTCAGGAGCTATGGGAAGCTCCTGGCGTGGAACTGGCGGAATGGTTCGCCAAGGTCCAGAGATGTATACGCCGCTTCTTATGACTTCAAATACCCAGCTTCCTCGTGACCGGCTAACGATGAATGCTTGGGTAAGAGCAATTTTTGCTCTTAATCCCATTGTAAATAACGCATGTTCGTTGCACTCTACTTATCCAATTTCGAAGCTGAATATTAAATGCGAGAACAAGAAGGTAGAAAATTTTATCGGTGAAATGTGTTATGATATGGAATTGCATAACGCTTGTGTACAAATTGCTCAAGAGTTTTTTGTTATCGGCGAATGTTTCCCGTTCTTGCAGATGGATGAAAACTCTTTCAAGTGGAACAGCATTATCATCCAAAATCCAGACTATATTTACGTAAAGAGGACACCTATCGCTGGCGAACCTCAAATTAGCTTGCGCCCTGATAGCGAACTTCGTAGAATTGTTACAGGAACAGACCCGGAAAGCATCAAGCTTCGTAAGAGTATTCCACCGCATATTTTAGAGTTCGTAAAGTCTGGCAAAAATATTCCCCTTGATAACTTCTATGTTTCTCATCTTGCTAGAAAAATTAGCCCTTATGACACCCGAGGAACAAGTCTCATCGCTCCCATTCTAAAAGCCGTCATGCTTTGGGATAAGCTTCGGGAATGTAAATACGCTCAAGCAGACAATATGATAAACCCACTTACGTTGGTTAAGTTGGGCGGAAGCGCAGATGCTGAGTATAAACCGTCTCCGGCAGATTTGGAATACTGGCGACAGTTGATGGAAGAGGTCCAGTACGACAAAGACGCTAAGATTATTGCTCCAGGAAGCGTTTCTATTGAAAAAATTGGCTCTCAAAACGTTATTGACATCAATCCTGATCTTCAGCAGTTGATGAAGGAAATGTATATTGGTCTAATGGTGCCTCAGGTAATCATGGAGGCCGGTGATATTACTTACGCTAACGGCGGTCTAAGTTTGGATGTTTTGCGTCAGCGTTATATGCAATTCCAAAATATGTTGGCAAAGTGGATTCGTACAAAGATTTTCCAGCCTATTTGTGAGTTGAACGATTTTTGGGACTACAAGGATGGCGAGAAGAAGCTGATTATTCCCGATGTGGAATGGAACCACATGGCGATGTTTGATCTAAACGATTATATTCAGCTTATTTCTGGATTAGTTACAGCTGAAAAGAAAGTTGTTTCTATTCATTCTTTGTTCCGAAGTCTTGGTTTGGATTATGAAGATGAGCGCAGAATGATTCGGCATGAATCCATTGAGGATGAAATCTCTAATAAAGAGCAGGCTTCTCTACAGAAACTTACGCTGACAGAGCTTCGTGCTCTTGATGTTGGCGATGAGATTCCTGACATCCCGGATTCGCCAGTTCCTGGTGAAACACCAACCCCTGGCGAGAGTGCTGAAGGTCAAGAAGGTGGCGATGCTGGCGGTATGGGTGGCGCTCCTCCACCGCCGCCAGACTTGCCGCCAGCGCCACCGGCTCCGCCTCCAAGTGCCCCACCAGCATAACAATTCCCTTTCATAACTAATAAAGAAGTATAAATGTTAGCAACTTCCTAAAAGGATTTCTATGGGCGAACATCCATCTATCACAAAAGAAGCTTACAATAAAAGTTGGTATCAGGTTAGTGATTTTCTAAACAACTTCACTTCATTAGGTAAGAACGCCTTAATGAATCGTTCGCGTTCTTATAAGGCAGCTATTTCTGTGCTTCGTAAGGTTGATACAGATATTAGAAAATATATTGAGCAGCAGAAGCGAGTTGTCAAGCAAATCAATCGAGCCAAAAAGAAGATGGAGCTTGCTCCGTTCAAACAAGGCGTAGACGATTTTCTTAATCTACAAGAAGCAATTTTGAAAATTCTGAAACCTGAGGCTCGGGCAGAATTCAACAATATTCTACAGCATGTAAAGCATGAGTTGTTCCGGAATCCAAAAGCAAAGCGAATTCCGTTCAATCCACATGAGTCTGTTCAGCGTGTTCTTCAAAGTATTAGTGATGCTGGTATGGTAGCTGGCGGTCCAGGATTTGACCCAACAGTAGCTCCGTTTGATTGGAAAACTCGTGCTCAAGCAACATTTGATGAGCAAGAAAAGGCGCGAAAGAAGAAAGAAAAAGAATCAAAACAGAGACAACAGCAACAGCGTAAAGCTGAAGCCATCAATGAGTTTGTCAAAAATGGCGGTATGTTTGATTGGTATTTTAGTGGCAGGCATTATAAAAACCTTCAAGAAGGCGACGAGTTGTATGGAGCTTTAGATAATATCTTCAATACAATTGAAGCCATTTATCAAAATAACGACCAAACTTACAGTGAGCTTCACGCCCATTATGCCAAAGGTGACCCTAAAGCATATCTTGATACTTTAGCTTCGTTGGAAAAACAAACGGCTACGGCTACGGCTAGCATTTGGAGCGACTATAATAAGCATCTTGCGCCGCTGGCAGAGCAAGAAAATGTTTCTTTGAATCCCGTTTCAGAAACAGCCCCCTCTTCAGAACAAGGTGCTGATTTACCGCAAGTTTTTGATGCCGGTGAACCACAAGCCGGAGTACAAGCCGAGCCTGATACAAGCCAAAGACGAGAGCCACAAAGTGTTCAGATGAATGCTGATAGTGATATGCATAAGAAAATCGTAGACACAATTTATGGCGGCCATTATGACGACGCTATTGAATTGATAAAACAAGAATATAGTTATGATTTATCGTATTATATTGGTTTTTATGGAGGCGGAATTTCTCAAGATAAAATTGAAGAAATTATGCATGAAACGTTTTATGAAGCTCTTCGTATGCTCCCCAATATAGCTAATAACATAGGTGATGGAAAAAGGTTTAACGTATTGGGTTGGTTAAAAACAATAGCCGCAACAAAAATTCCAGCACAAAACAGTCAACCTGCGAAACATGTTGAGCCTGTTGTGCAATCTCCTTCTGCTCCTGTTACGCCCGCTGTTGCTGAGCCCGCTGCTGCTGAGCCTGTCGCACAACCTGTTGTTGAGCCTGCTGAGCCCGCTGCTGAGACTGCTAAACCCGCGCCACAACCTAAAGCTTCAAAGGCACCAAAAGCAAAAGCTCCAGCCGGGCTGCCTCGAAAGAAAAAAGTGAAGGTCGAATCTGTAGAACAAGCATTAGAGCAAATTACAAAGACAGCCATGGATGGAAATCCTTATGCTGTTGCAGTTGAGATTTTGAAATTTGCCGAGGAAATTGAAGACGTTGATGAGGAGCTAGCAGACCAACTTACCGCTATAGCTGAGAGTGTTATCAATGGATAATGGGATTATTCGGCAAGCAGCCATACAGATTATTGCTGAACCTAACGATGTCGTTAAGGTTGCGGGCACTCTTGGAAAAATTAAACGATGGATACGAGGTTTGATTAATCCAACAGTGCGCAGAGAAATAGACATTCTTGATAGGAAATATGACAAGGTTAGACCGCTTATAATCCAGTTACAAAGTTCAATTGATCAAATTGAAAAATCGATTGAAGATGTGGATATGTATAGTTATGATTCTGCTATGCAGAGTTTATCCAAGACACTTACCAATCTCATTTCCAATCTAAGTGGTTTACAACAAGCGGTAGATATTCATCAGGACGCAGCCTCAACAAGCGGAAATGCAGCAGAACAGCGAAAACCTGGGTGGGTTACATTGATCGACAGAGACCTTCAAAGTCTTTTGGGTAAAAAATCCCTAAGAGATCTCGAAATTGATCTTAGTGATATTGATGATAATCCTAAAGAATTTTACAATTCGCTAAAGAGTGAAAGTTTTGGCGGATACGGTAAGCATGGCGTTCGTTCTTTTGCCGCAAATAAGAACATGACTGACGAGGATGTTTATCAATTTTTAGAGAAGGCTGAGAGCAGTCATATCCTACAGAAGTTTGTAAGACCAGCAATGCTTCAAATGCCGATTGCGAAAATGTCGTTAGACCAAAGCAAAGAAAACAGCCGAGATTATTTGTTCACTTTGGAGTTGGTTGGTAAAAACATATCATTTGATATTGGTGACCCACAAAAGTATTTAATGGCAATCAATATAAAAATGGATGTCTTTGGTCCATCACGCCCTAAAAACAAACAAGATTTGAAGCTGTGTCGATTCAAAGTTAACAAACATTATGTTACTAGCATTAAGTCTGAAGAAGCTGTTGTCCCTTCTGAGCAACCAAGTTCTGAAGAGGCAGGGGAGCAGGTGAAATAATGAGTTCTGATAAGCGTTTTGAAGAACTTTGCATGGCTATTGTCAAAAGCAATTTAGTCAAGCGAGCAGATGTAGTTCCGACGAGCGAGCAAAAGAATCCTGATGGCACACCTGTTCAGGAAGATCAACAGCCAAGTTATGGCGCAAAACCTGCCCAGCCTGCTGTTCCTGCACAACCGGCTAAACCAACTGTTCCTGCTCAGCCCGCGCAACCAGCACAGCCCGCACAATCTGCTGCTCCTGCACAACCAACACAGCCTGTTCAACCAACAAAGCCTAATCCTGCGCAACCAGAGCCGCCTAAAGCACCAAAACCTCCTGTGCCACAACAGCCTGCGCCTCAAAAGCCAGAAACACCGAAGCAGCCAGAACAACCTGAGCAGCCTGAGCAAAAACAAACTTATGATGCTTCGAATCAAACTTATGACCCAAACGGCAAGACTCATAATGTGGCGCAAACAGAGCTTACAGGGATTATTGCGAAAGCAATGTTACAAGACCAAAATATCAAAAAACTGGCACAAGCATATTATTTCCAGCCGTCAGTCAAAAATTTCTATTTAGCGCAAGAAAAGTTAGCCGCACAATTCAATAACGGTAAAATTATCCCAACCTCCGGAAAACTTTATGATAAATGCGTTGAAGCTGGCGCCGTTTCCTTTTGGACTCCTGTAGCTCCCGCTTCTAACTTTTATGCGTTTTCAGTCAAAGCAGACAATCATAAACTAACCAAGTTAGCTCTCATTGACGCTCTTTGTTCGATTCGAGATAAATTTGGCTGCGCCTTTCAAATATTCGATTCTTTTGATGAGCTTCATGTTTCTTGCACTTCATTAAAGGAAATGAACGTTGAAGATTTGCGCGAAAATATCGCCGATAGTATTTTTGAAAAGCAAGCCGATATATTGGTTATTCTTCCTAAAGTTGGATCTCTTGGAAGGTGTTCT